GCACGGTCTTTTTGCCGTTTGCGCCGATGGTGGTAACAGTCTTGATATCCTTCAGCACGCCGTTCACCAGCTGACGGCTGGTCTCGGTGATGGTTTGTTTCTGCTGCTTCTGGCCGTTGGAGAGCACCTCGTCGGTGATCTGGGTGGTGCGGGTGACCTTGCCCAGCACCTCGGTGACAGTGTCGGCGTAGGAGCTGACCACAGAGGCCGCTGTGGCGGTCTTGGATGCCGCCGCAGCGGCAGCATCCCCGGACTTGGTATAGGCCGGGATGGCGACCTCTGCCATGGTCTGGGCGCTGCTGCCAAGGCTTGTGTTGTCACTTGCCCAGCTGGCAGCCCAATTATCCTGCTTGCCGCTGGCGGTCTCGGCCAAAGATATACCGGCAGTGACAGCGGTGGCGGCATTGCTCACCACATTGCCCTTGCCGGTCAGGCCCTTGATAAAGCCCTGTATCAGGTTTTTGCCCCACTTCACCGCCTGCGCGGGCAGGCTCTTGATCCAGCTCAGCGCGCTGGAAAAGCCGCCCTTGAAGGCGGTCAGCATACTGGAGCCCATGCTCTTTACGCCGTTCGCCACGCTGGTGAGGATGTTCTTGCCGATGTTCAGCCAGTTGATGGCAGAGATCACAGACAGGATCGCCTGTAAAATTTTCTGCCAGTTGGCCAGCAGGGCAGGCACGGCCTGTATGATGCCCGCGATCAGCTGCACGATGATGGAAACACCCTGCGCAAGGATCTTGGGCATATTGTCGTTGATGATGCCCGCGATGTTGATGATGATATCCGGCACATAGGCGATCAGCTGCGGCAGACCGGCGATCAGGCCGTTGAGCAGCTGGGTAATGCAGTTAAGACCTGCATCCACAAACTGCCCCGCGTTGGCGCGCAGCTCCTCGGTAAAGGAGAGCAGCTGCGGCAGGGCAGTGGAAAGAAACGCCGGGATGCCCTGCGCAAATCCCGCTGCCAGACTGCTGACAAGCTCTGTGCCGGTCTGGATCACCTCCGGTACAAGGCCGTACACCAGCTGCGGGATGCCCGCCAGCACGTTGCCGATCATGGGCAGCAGGTTACCCTGCAAAAAGGTGCGGGCGGTATCTGCCAGCGCCTGCATGGGCGCGGTCAGGTCTGCGCCGGTGCTCCAGTCGCCCAGTACGTTCTGCGCTGCCGCCTTCATGGCTGCAAAGCTGCCGGTCAGGGTGGTGGCGGCTTCCTTCGCCGTGGTGCCGGTGATGTCCATCTCGGTCTGGATGACATGGATGGCGCTGTACATATCGGCCAGATTGCCCAGCTCGTAATGTACGCCGGAAAGTTTCTCTGCATCGGTCAGCAGTCGCTGCATCTCTGCCTGCGTGCCGCCGTAGCCTAGCTTGAGGTTGTCCAGCATGGTATAGTTCTGCTTGGCAAAGCCCTGATAGGCGTTCTGGATGGACGCCATGTCAGTGCCCATCTTGTTGGCATTGTCGGCCATGTCTACCATGGCCATGTTTGCCAGCTGTGCGGCGGCGTTGGTATCCTTGCTCACGCTGGACAGCAGACTGGCGGCAAAGCTGGTGGTCTGCTCCATGTATTCGTTGGCGGACAGACCCACCGTCCGGTACGCCTGTGCAGCGTAGGCCTTGACCGTATCAGCGCTCTCTTTGAACAGGGTCTCCACGCCGCCGATGCTCTGCTGCAATGCGCCGCCAAGGTTCAGAGAATCCGAGATCATCTTGCCGATGCCCGCAGCAGCGATCACCTTTTTCAGGGTGCCCACCAGCTTTGTGCCCAGCAGCGTGCCGGCGCTTTCACCGGCGGCAGAGGCCTCGCCGCCCATGATATGGCTGATGCTGCCCTGAATACCATCGGCAGAGGGCACGATCTGGACATAAGCCTTTGCCAGCTCAATGCCGTTTGCCATCTGGTTCATCTCCTTCTGCGGCGCGCATCGCCGCCTCAAATTCCTCGGGACTGTCAAAATATTGCACCGGGCTGTCCTCGGATTCTGCTTCTGTCCTGCCCAGCAGGGTGTTCAGAATGGATGTGGGCGGTTTCTCGTCCGCATACGCAAGCCGTCCGATACGCCAGCAGATGGCCTGCAGGGTGTCTAGTTCAGCCGCCTGCAGGGTCTGTGCAAGGGTCAGCTTCTGCCCATGCAGCACCATCATGCTGCGGCTGTCCGGCGGCAGACCGGCGGCCAGAGTGGCCGCCAGCCGCACCGGCAGGGTACGCCAGTTCAGCAGGTTGTAATACTGGACAAAATCGCAGATCAGTGCGTCCTCGTCCGTTGCAATCAGTTCGGCGAGGATGCAGAGTTTTTTCCGGCGTTGATGGACTGGAACAGCTCCATGATGGCGCTCTCAACGGCAGACGCAGGCACGCGGCCGTCCTCGGTACGCAGATGGTCGTACAGGCGCTTTTTGCCGTCCTTGCCCAGCAGCTTTACGACCAGCCGGGACATGGCCAGTGGGTTGCCCTCATCCAAATCGGACAGTGCGTCCAGCACCTCCATGTTGTCCAGTGCGCTCTCTTCCAGTTCGATGGAAAAGCCGGATTCGGTCTTTGCAGTGATCATGATGTTCCTCCTTACTTACCGGCGCTCTGCATATACTCGTAGTGGGTCTTGCCATCCGTGTCAGCAATCGCGGTGATGGTGGTCTGGTAACCAACGGCAGTGCCGTCTGCATAGGTGATATCACCCACAGAGGTCACAGTGCCGCAGGGGATGACTACGCGCTTTTTCACATTGTTCTTCAGCACCATCTCCACGACGTAGGCATAGAAGGGCAGATCGTCGGCGCTGGCCTTGACGGTGATGCCGGTCTCCAGCGTGCCGGTGACGTTGTCGGCGCCGTATACGGTCTTCAGCACTTCCACGTTCAACGCCTCGATCAGCGTGCACTGGAAGGTATCCGGGCGCTCGGTCATCAGGCTCAGCACGGTATCGCCGCCCCATGCAGCGGTGTTTTCGTTAGAGGGGGAGTTTGCGTTGGTCAGGCCGTCCTTGGAGATATAACCCAGAGACTTGAACTCCGGGTCCAGATCGCTCTTGGCGTCCGTGGGCAGAGCCGTGCCCAGCGGTGCGCACCAGATGGCGCCGCCGACCTTGGGCTTTGCTGCGGTCACATTTTTTGCATTCATAGAAAATGCTCCTTTCGTCAGTAATGCACCACCTCAAAAACTGCCTGATACCGGGGCAGCTTGCGGGTGGTGTCCGGGAAATTGTAGTCGGTGTTCAGCGTGCAGGAGACGATCTCCGGCAGAGTGTCTGCGTCCAGCATGGTCTGCACCACACGGTGGCTCAGCTGCGCAGCGGCATAGTCGCTGCTGCCGTAGGACTGCACCGCCAGCGTAGCGGTAAAGATGCCGTCCTCATAGCTGGAGCCGGTCTTTTCCAGCACACAAAAATTGCCGGAGGGTTTCTCCGGCACGGACAGATAACAGGGAAAAGCGTTTTCACGCAGATAGTTCTGGATGATTTCTTCGATCATATCACTTCAGCGCCTTCAGAATAGAGTTGGTGTCGGCGTTTTCCTTGCGGGCGGCAGGGCTTTCGGCGCTCACCTTAGCCACCACGCGGGTGTCGGCTTTATAGTAGCTTGCCTTGTAGCCCTCGCCAAGGCGGTTTTGCGCCGCAAAGGCAATGCCGGTCAGGGCGTTCTCCATCTCCGGGCTTTGCAGCAGCAGCCGCACGCCCTTGCGGTTCAGCTTGATGGTCACCTTACTCATAGCGTTCCACCTGCACTTTCTTATTCCAGCGCAGCGGGATCATGGCTTCGATACCCTGCACAGCCCCGCCACAGGTGCGGAAGGTCTGCCCGAAAAACGCCACCCGGACGTTGTCCCAGTTGTGGGTATCGCCCTTGGGGATTGCCAGCGTATAGGCGATGCGCCGCCCGGTCAGCTGCAATTCGGTGGTGATCTCCTCGGCAGTGGGCTGCCCCACCAGCACGTTGTGCACGGTGACGGGGCTTTCCTCGTAGATGGGGTCGTGGAAGCCGTCCTCGCCGGTCTTGGTCTTTTCGTACAGGATGATGTCGATTCCCTTCAGCATAAGTCCTCCAGCGGGCTGTGTGTGCCCACGCGGCTGCCCACGCCCAGCAGCTTCTTTTCCAGTTTGGAGAGATACAGCTCGCCGGTGGAGCCGCCGCTCATGGTCCAGCTCTGGCTGTAGCCCAGCGCCGTGGCGGTGCCCTGCGTTGCGCCCATGGGGAAGGTGACAGCGTCCCCGCTGTCGTCCTCGCCCAACTGACGGCGCACCATCCGGCAGGATACCAGCCGCTTGCGGTCAGCGTCGGCATCGGCATTGTAGGCGTCGATGATAAGCGCCGCCTCGCTCAGCAGGGCGGTGCAGCGGCTGCGCTCCTCATCCGACAGGACGCGGAAGCCCGCCTCCACGTCCTGCAGTTCTGCGTAGCTCATGGCGGCACCTCATCAGGTGGCAGTCTCGGTGCGCTTGATGTACAGGGTCTGGGGCTTGGAGACCTTCAGGCCGTACACCTTGCGGCCCTGCACAGCGGATGCGCCGATGTACTTGCCGGAGCCGGACAGATCCTGCAGGTGCACAGCGGTCTGCCACTCCATGACGCGGTGGCACCAGTTGGGATGACCGGCGATGAACTCGGTGGTGGTCTTTTTGCTGCTGACGCGGGTGGTGGACTCGTAGTCCATGTTGTTGCTCTCGAACACATTGAAGCCCGCAATGCGGCCAACAACGCCCTGCTGCACCATCTCCTGAGAAAGGTCGCCCTGCTTGATGAAGTGCTCGTCCAGCATCAGCACCTCCAGATACTCCGGGGACGCGATGAGGAAGCGGCCCTCGTTGGGCACGCCCTTGCGGCCCAGCACCCGCTTGGCCTCCAGTGCCAGCTTGTAGGCGTTGGCCTCGGTGGCGGCGGTCTTGGTGGCGCTGATGGTGGCACCGGCTGCGCTTTCCAGCGCGTCGATGGACTTCTTGTCGATGGACAGCGCCAGAGAGTAACCGGCACTGTCCAGACGCTCTGCCACGATGTCATCGGGCACGCTGTCGGCATCGTAGCCGTCGATCAGCTCGTTGACCGCCTCGTCGTGGTCGATGTTCAGATCCAGATAGGTGGTGGTGCCCACGTCGGCAGAAACGCCGTTGGCCTTGTCGTACTCCTTGACGGCCACCTCGGTGTCGCGCACCGGGATCTTGACCTTGCCGGAAGTGGGGTCGCCCTCGTAGCGGCTGTTGAAGATGAGATTGTCGCGGGTCACCAGCGTGTTACGCAGCTTTACGTCCACATAGGATGCCCAACGCTCCTGATTTGCATGTGCCATAAAAATACCTCGCTTTCTCCGTGCTGCTGCACGGGTCAGATTTTCAGATTCGGATTCAGTTTGCTGAAGGCAGCCAGAACGCCGTCCGGCTGGCTGGGGTTATGGTTCGGAGCACCACCATCTTTAACATTGGGATACCCGGCAGACTGGGTGTCGCCGAACGCCCACGGGTTCGCCTTGACCGCATCCTCCAGCGCCTTGTTGATGTCGGTGGTGCGGTCTTTAGAGCCCTTCAGGGCATCCAGATCCAGCAAAGCGCGCACTGCATCCACGCTGCGGCCCTTCTTGCCGAGGATGGCGGTGTTCAGGGCACTGTCAAAGGCAAAGCCATCGGCCTGTGCCTGCATATCCGCCTTCAGCTTGGTCACCTGCGCCTGCAGCCCGGCAACGTCCACACCGTCAAAGGCCTTCAGGCCGTCCTGTGCGGTCTTGAGCTGTGCCTGTGCGCTGTTCAGCTGGGTCTGCAGGGCTGCGGCTGCGTTTTTCTCCCGGGTGATGTCGCTGCCGTTCTCCTGCATGAGCCAGTTCAGCTGCTCCTCGGTAATGCCGGGGATCTTGTTCTTTACGTCTTCGCGTTTCATGGTGGAAACTCCTTTCTATCTGTAAAACCTCGGTTTGGTGACGCAGTTCTCCGTCTGCGTCCGGTTGTGGACAGGGTACGCACTGCCCGCTGCGATGGTGCCCGTTCCGTCCTCATGCGGGCAAAATGGGCATAATAAAAGCACGGTGCAAGCTGCATCGTGCTAAAAATGGGTAAACAAAAACCACGGTGCGTGTGCATCGTGGTCTAATCCTTATCTGCAAGGGCTTTGAGATATTCACCGTACAGACGCTTCTGCTCGGCTCGTTCTGCCTCAATCTCAGGGGTGGAAATCGTAGCACGGCTCGGAACGTGATGCGTCCTTTTGTACTCTGCGACAAGGTCACGCTCCCGTCTTACACTTTCCTTCCACAGTTGTTCTATCTGCTCTTTGGTGTGGCTCACTTGTGCACCTCCCAGCGACTATAACTAGTCACGCCAAGCTGCTTGCAGGTTTCTTCAATGATAACGTGCAGCTCGTTTTCTTCGATATCATCAACGCCCATTCCACGCTCGGCCATGTACAGCAGTGCATGATCTTGCACATCACTTCTGACACGATCCCACTGTTCAAAAGTGATGTTTTCAGGAACTACAAAGCGATACCTGTATTTGTGATCAACCGCTTCCATGATTCGGGTTCCATCTGCAAATGCTGCCGGAATGTCCGCATCGAGGCTAAAGGAATACTGTGTAGTATCTGGCGGGTGTGTATGGATGTTGTAACTATCTTTCAGTTTACCATCCAAATACGAACAGTCAACCCCTCTGGGATTGTTGTCTGTCATATAATAGACTTCGCCGTTCCGGGTGATGACCATCATGTTCTCGACTTTGGAACTGGCGTAATTGCTGCAAAAAGAATCCTTGAGGGCTTCTACCTGCTGAGCGTCGTTCAAATCAACTTTTCCAAGGAACCTGTGAACTGTTTCACCGTTTTGCCCGGAAGAGCCACCGCTGCCGCGCTGGCTGTGTAGCGTGGCCTCAGCCTTTCTTACCGCATACGCCGCCCGCTTCTGGGCGTTGATGGCATCCTTCCGGGCAGCATAGTCGATGCGGCGCATGGCGTTCACATCGCTGCCCGCTGCCCGGTACTGCCGGAGATATTTCTCCGGGTCGTAGCCTGCCACGCTTGTGCCGGAATGGAACCGCACCGCAAACTCACAGTCGCAGTTGGAATGGATGTGCTCCGCGTGCCCATTCTTCAGCAGCTTCTGGCTGGCGGTCTGCCAGCCACGGGAGGCCAGCGTGATGCAGAAGGGGCAGGTATCCCCGTGGGGCACCCATGCCCACTGTGCGCCGTCCCGCACCGCGTTATGCAGGGTGGTGTCTGCGCCCGCCCGCTTGACAAGGCGGCTCACGCCGCTGAGCAGGTTCTCGGGGTTCTGGTCCTTGGTGGCGTGCACCATGCGGGCAACCTCGCCATAGCTGGCAGTGGCGGCAGGCTCTGCTGCGGGCAGCAGAACGCCCTCGGCCTCGGCCAGTGCATCGTACATCTGGCAGGCCAGCTCCGCGCTGCCTTCGCCGTACCGGGTGATGACCGCGTAGGCGTAGGAGATCAGCGCCTCGGTATCGTCCGTGCCGTGCAGCCGGATATACTCCCGCATCTTCTGCCCGGCAGCCTCGTTCAGCCGGGAGAGCCGGGCAATGTAATTATTCCACGTCCGTGTCGTTATCCGCATCGTCCATCTCCATCAGCAGCGCCTGCCCGCGCGCCCGCTGCTCCTGTGCCCGGATACGCCGGATATCCGCCTGATCAAAGCCGATCATCTCCAAAAAGGTGTCGGTGCTGGCAAACTCCTGCCGGGCAGTTGCAATCTTGATGGCTGCATCCGCAGTCACCGCCACACTGGGCATGGCGGGGTTTTTGAAGTGTGCCATCACGCCACTCTCCTCCTCGGTCAGTTCGGTCAGGGATACGTTCCGGGCAATGGCCTGCGCCATACAGGCGATGGTATGCAGGGCATCGCCGTTGCCGGTGTTCAGCTGCTGCGCCATCAGCACCAGCGTCTGGCTCTGGGCAAGGATGGCATCACTGCTGGTGGGGTTGGCATCGTTCACCACGCCCACGTCCGTCACGGTCAGACCGGTGGCTGCCGCAAACTGGGTGGCGGTCATCCGCATTTTCTCCACATGGGGCTGTAAGCTGCCCTGCGCCAGCTGCCCAAAGACCGGGTTTTCGCCGGTCTCCGGGTTGGAAGTGGCGGCGATGAGCGCGCCGACATACTGCTTGAATTTATCGGACGAGATGGCATCGAACTGCTCATCGGTCACGCCGAGGATGTACTTCTGGGGTGTGGTGTCAAACTCCAGCGCAATGGTGGCGTTGGCCACGGTGCGCACATAGTCGTCGATAAGGGAACGGATGGCACGCTTCAGGCGGCTGCGGCCAAAAGGCTTGTTGCTGGTGGCGTTCCAGATCAGCGGCTCCATCAGCGGACGACCCATCCGGTGGGACATCCGCTGCGCCGCCCAGCTGCTGCCGTTGGAGCGCAGCACGATGACGGCAGTGTCGGTGTAGAAGTTGACCAGCGCAGGCCGCCAGCTGTTTTTTTTGGTGCTCGTCCTGTACTGTGTCGATGATGGCAAAGCCGCAGTCGATGCGCCCCTTCTCGCCGTTCCAGAGCGCGGAGGCCGTGGCAGGGGAGTGGAAGCGGATGCGGCAGCCGATATCCGTATCTGCGGACAGGGTGGCGAACACACAGCCGTATTTCAGCTGATCCCGGCAGGCCTTGGCGTAGGCCGCAATCAGACGGTTGTCGTCCACCAACTTTTGCAGCCCGTCCAGCGCGCCGCTGTTGCTCACAAAGCCATCGAACATACTGCGGGAAGCCAGCGCGTCCACCGCTTTCTGCCCCCAGTTACAGCCCACCTCCAGCTTGTTCAGCCCCTTGGGCAGTGCAATGCCAAGGTTCACGTCCTGCAAGGTGACGTGCCCCTCGTAATATTTGTCCTTGGTGGCGTTGCGGCTCTGGTGGTAATTGTAAGCTTCGGTCAGCTCAGTCAGCTGCCGCTGTTCCTCCCCGGTCAAGCCCGGCACAGTGCCAAAAGAAAAGGTGGTGGTCATGGTGCTCCTTTCACCCGATGCGCATCTTGCGGGTCGGGTCGCGTTTACAGGTCTTTACGCCCCACAGCGCCAGCGCACAGGCTTCTACCGGCAGGCTGTTGTCTCCGCCAAAGCCGTACCCGCCGCCGATGGGGCGCTTGATGGCGGTGCGGGCGCTTTCGTCCAGCACGGTCTGCGGCTGATACCATGTCAGGCTGTGCTCGCTGATGCCGTTGGTAAAGCCGCCCACGGCGGCGATCACGTCCTTGGTGCCTGGGCGGATCACGGCGTTCTTTGCCCGCCACACCTCTTTGATGCGCTCTGCCAGCACGTCCACGCCGTTGCGTCCGTCAATGACCACACAGCTGGCTTTGTCGTACCGCTGGTTCAGCCAGTCCGCCAGCCATGCAAGCCCCTGCCCGGTGGGGCGCAGGTCGATCAGGGAAACGCGGGCAGCGCCGTCCTTTGGCAGCACCGCGCCGCACAGACAGACCGCGCTGCCGTCCGGTGCAAACTTGATGCCGTAGGCGGTCTTGCCCTCGGGCTTTTGCTCCTCGCTGGCACAGGCCGCCCACGCCGCCGGGTCAATGGCAAGATCCAGCTGCTGGGTGGTCTCCGGGCTCCACCAGCCCAGACGTTCCCGGGCAAAGGTGTCCGGGTCCAGCTGCTCGGCCTCACCCTCAATGGTGGAAAGCTGGATGCGCCGCCCCAGCGCGGGGTTGGTGGTTGCCCAGCGTGCCGGGTCCTTCACGTCTCCGATTTTGTCCACTGAGAACTCGAACCATGCGGCCTTTTTGGCATCGCCGTCCAACACGCGGCGGCGCAGCGAACGGAACACGGTGCCCACGGCATCCGGCCCCGGTGGCGTGCCCACATAGATGGTCTGCGGGTTCAGGCTGGCAGAGATGGCGGGCAGGAAAGAGCCCTGCGCAGTCTCGTCCAGCTCCTGCGCCTCGTCAAAGATCAGCAGGTCGCCGTGCTGGCCGCGTCCGCCGTTGCGGGTGCGTGCCAGAAACTTGATGCGGGCACCGCTTTTCAGGATGATCTGCTCCCGCCCGAGGGCGGTGCGGATCTCCTCCACATACCGCCGCATCCGTGCACCCTCAAAGAAGGCGCGCATCTCCTCAAAGGTCTCGGTGGCGGTCTTTTGCAGGTGGGCGGTGTAGATGACCGTTTCGTTGAACAGCAGCATCCCGGCCTCGGCACGTCCCTGCACCAGCAGGCTCTTGCCGTTCTGCCGGGGAACACTGCCGCCCGCTGTGGGCGCTGCCCACTTGCCGGAAGGGGTGCGCCCCATCCAGTCCTCCAGCACGTCGCTCTGCCACGGATCCGGGATGGTACCGCCCGCCCGCAGAATGCGCACGGCATCGCCGCCGTCAGTGCTCCGGTACGCCGGAGCGATGCGTGCGGACGGCTCCTGGCTTCCCATCCTGCTGCCGCTGCGCGAGGATCGCGCTGACTTCGTCGTCATCGCTGGGTGCTCCCTCCATTTCCTCGATCTCCCGGGATGGTGCCCCCGGTACTGCTTGGCCAGCTGGGGCAAAAGCCGGGCGTCCTCGCAGCTGTCGATGTTCTTTGCAAGCACCAGCGCAAGGCGCTTGAGCTGCCCCAGACGGCTGCCGCTGGCAGTGATGCTTTTCATGGTCGCCATGTCTGGATGCCCCTTTCAAAAAACTTCCTGTGTGTAAATCGGCGCTGGACAGCGCGGAGTCGCCGAGGGCGGCGGGAGGGGGACCCTCCCCACCCTACCACTCGCCGTCACTGACCTGCGGAATGCGGCACGGTTTTGCCCCTTTTTTGCCGGTTTTCGGGCTGTTTTGCCCGGTTTTGTTGCCTTTTTGAGCATTGCAGAAATAATGCGCCGCTTGCAGGTTCGTCCAGTCCTCAGCCGCTGCCCGCGCCGAGGGATACCCGAACTGCCGCCATTTGGATACAGGCCGGATCTCGTCCACCACAAAGGAGAGCGGGTGCTGCGCGTCTGAAGGTTCGTCATAATGAATCGGACCGAAACGCCCATGACAGATGCCGCATTCGCAGCCCATTGCCCACAGCCGCTCCCGATGCTTGCGCCGCAGGTTGCCGTTGGCATAGCGCGGGTTCGTCATGGTGCAGGCCTCCTTTGGCAGCGTTGTGGTTGCAGTGTGCAGTGCCCTCACAGCTCACTGTACTGTGCAAAGCCCCGGGGTATTTGCAGGGGGCGGCATTTGCGGGAAGGGCAGGGGATAAAAAGACCCCGGGGGTGTTTTGCAAGCCCCGGGGCATAAAATAAGCCGTCAGCTGGATTCGAACCAGCACCACAAGAGTTTCAATCCGTCCGGGGACAGGCCGGACAGGGCCGCTCTTGCGTATCGTCAATGTGACCCGCCTTAAATGGGCGGCGCTCTGCTTGAGCTACAACGGCATAGGATGGAGTGCGCAGCTGCCAGCAGTGGCAGCTTACTGGGTAGGATGGTGACAAAGGAACCCGCTTGGCGATACGCTGCCACGCACTCCGGGATGATGCTGCAATGACTCCCATGTATACCCAGTGACCCCGCCGGGGTGTTGTTCTCAACAGTGCCACGGATACCAAAACATAAATTGCCCAGCTGGTACATTCAGGCTGTTGGTCGGTAAGGTGTTCCCCTGTCGCAGCCGGGCAATACAAAAGCCGCAGGGCGTTGGATGTTGTCCAGCTCCTTGCGGCTTTCGCAGTCTAATAATATCACAGGCAAAACAGTGCAAAACAGTGCGTCTTTCATCAAAAACAGTGCAAAACAGTGCGCTTTGCTTCAAAAGCAGTGCGTTTACTGACACTCCGGGATGTCGAGAGCCTTCACAGCACGCTTGTGCCGCCGGTATACGCGGCTTACATCCATGCCCATCTTGACGGCAATCTGCTCCCACTTCTTGCCGCCGATGTATCGCAAGTACAGGATCTCGTAATCCTGTATGTCCACGGTCTGGTTCATGACGCTCAGGATCTCCTTGCAGATCCTCTGGCACTCCATCACCTGCGCGTTGGCTGCCTGCATTGCATCCGCGATGCGCTCCACAGAGCGGGGCAGCGCCTGACCGTCACCAGCGCCGCCGGGAACAGGGGAGAGCACCTGTGTGATATGCTCCGCGTCTGTGCGGTACCGCTCTACCTCTTCCAGCTTGATCTTTTCAAGCTTGGCGGCCTTGCTGTACCGCCGCAACCATTCCTTTTTTTCTTCATAGGTCATCGGACTGCATCCTCCTCCGTTGTCTATTTAGGCTCCCATTGCATAGACATTGCATTTGCAATGCCGGGAAATGTTTTGCTTCTTACCTTTGCGCTCCTGTGTCCGCTTTTCGCCCATGCGTCACCGGTCTTTTTTGCACGGTGATCTGATGCAGACACCCATTTAGAGGTCGGCACAACAACATCTGTTGCGAAAAGCATAGGAAGATTTTTCAGCCACAAACAAGTTGTCTTTATATACGGATCTCCAAACATATACGGCTGAATGATCTGGCTGTATTGGGGCAGTTCCCAAATTTTCATAGGGACAGGGTTCTCTATCGCAATCCGTTCCACATCGGAATTCCAGAATTTCAGAAAAAAATCTCGTGCTCGGATTCCGTTCTCATACCGAGGTTCTTGAATTTTTCCGTTGACTATCAAACGGTTTGCGCCGGCTTTGGATAAGTAGGTGCAAGGCGGGTGTGCAATCAAGAGATCCCATGCGTCAATGTAGTGACTTTTATCGTCCATCGTTATGACCTGCCCCCCATCAAGAGGTGCCAAAGCATCTCCGTGTATGTGCCACTCAGGGTGTCCTCCAGACGGTTCCTGAACGTCACAAGAATACGCCTCATGTCCCCGCAGTCGAAACGCTTTGCAAACCGCTTGTGACTCCTCGCAAGCTATAAGCACACGCATTTCATTTTCCTCCGTATGGCTCCGGCAGCTTTGCCCATGCAAGGACTTTACGCCCGGTGGTGTGCAGATCGCCGCGCCACTTCCCATCAATGGTGCAGTCAGTGACTACATAGCGCCTGCCGCCAGGCACCTCAATGGTGACAATCACCTCGCCGGAGGTCATTTCAAACATTCCGGGCAGCCATTTGTCAGTGTCCTTAAACTTGTAAAAGATTGATTCATGCTCGGGCGGTTTTCCGTACTGCCAGTTCGGCCAGCGTGCCAGGTCGTTGACCTGGCACTTGTCAATGTACGCCTCAACATCTTCCATGGTCTGAATCAGGCCCAGATTATAGCCGTTGCGCAGCAGCGCTTTAAGCCGGCAGCGGTCAATCAGTTCTGTATCATTCATTTTGTGCGCCCTCCAAATTTTCCAAATCCGGCTTTTTAGGCAACGGCATCCAGACCGGAAGGTTATCCGGGAAGGCTGCCACCATGTTCCACGGCCAATTTGTTGTGTTCATGTCGCCGAGGTTCATGTTGATGCTCAGGACGCAGCCGTCTTCATTTGCATCAGCCTCAGTCGGCGGCTCTTCTGCGGTCTTGCGCCAGCGCTGGACGTCCGGGACAACTGCCGGGGCATCTTCTACCAGTGCAATCTCGTCCGCAGCATTGCACCAGCTCTTGCACTTTGCGCGGTCATACCCGCCGGGGCAGTCCTCGCAGCACTTCGCCTTGAACGCCTCCAGCAGCGGCCCGCGTTCGATGTAATCAGCCATTTGTCGCATCCTCCATTTTGCTTTACCTCCTGTTTACCACCCCGCCGGGATGTCCTCATGATCCGCCGGGGCAAAATCCTCGTTGTAGTTTTCGGACGGATCAGGCGCAGGCTGCCACTCATGATATTGCGGCTGCCACCACATGGACACTCTGCCGGTTGCACCCTCACGGTTTTTCGGGATGCGCAGGTTAACGTCAAAGTAATCATTCGGGCCCTGCAGCTGACGCTCACCGTCCACTTGGCTCTCGATGAAAACAACGGCATCCGCGTCCTGCTCGATGGTGCCGGATCCGCGAAGGTCTCCCAGTGATGCCTTTTTGGTGCCGCCGTTGCGATCCGTTACGCGGTTCAGCTGCACAAGCTCCACAATGGTGGTGCCGGTCTCCATGGCAAGCTCTTTCAGGCTGCGGGTAACGTCCGCAAGACGCTCCTGCTCCTTGCGCCCCTGCTGGGTGTCGGAGATCAGACCGATGTGATCCACAAAGACCACACGCGGGCGGTATTTCATGACCCGGGCGCGGATATCGTCCACGGTCATCCGGGTGCCATCATCGTAGATCATGCCGGTGTGTCCCTTGATGAGGGCAAAAGCGTTGTTCAGGCTCTCCCGCTCCTCCTCGGTCAGCTTGCGGTCACGCAGCCGGGTGGAGTTGATGCGGGTCAGTTTGGACATGGTGCGCAGCATCAGCTTGCGCCTGTCCTCCTCCATGGTCAGGTAATACACCTGACAGCTGTTACTCAGGCGCAGAGCCAGAGCGAGAGCCAGATCTGTCTTGCCGTGTCCGGGACGGCCAGCAATGACAGTGACCATCTTCTCGCCGAACAGACCCAGCTCATCCAGTTCACGCCATGCCATCCTGACGCTGGTGTCCGGCTGCTGCAGCCAGTGGAGCGTCTCGTCCCAGACCTCGGCAAAATCCTTGACGTTCGCGTCCACCGATTCCCGCCGCAGGTGATCCTGTTCTTTCAGCGCCTCGCTCAGATCCCGGCAGATGGTGTCAGAGTCCGCAGGGTTCATGGAGATCTTGGCGGCAAGCTCCAGCAGCAGGCGCTTGCGGTAGTCCTCCATCACCAGCGCCTCATAGTCCTGTACATGGCTGATGGTGGGCACGGTCTCTGCTGCCAGCACGATCAGAGGCCGGAAGTCAGCGCCCAGCATCCGCTCCAGTATCACGGCATCCACGTTGTGCCCGGTATCCAGCTGCAGCTTGATGGCTGCGAACAACTGCCGGTATGGCCCTTCCTCGAACATGGCCGGGGTCAGACGCTGCACGGTATCCTTGCACGCCGCCGGGTCTAAGATCGCAGCGCCGATCACGGCAAGCTGATGCTGCTGCGCAGTGGAGATCTTGTTGTTTGTCACGCTCCTACACCCCCCAGCAGGTCTGCGAGGGTCGTGTCTTTGGTGATTTTGCGGGGCTTATCCGGTGCAGGCTGCGTGATATGTACCGCCGCCGGGGCTTTGTCCACAAAATCCTTGACCGCAAACACGCCCGTCCATCCGTTTTCAACGCTCTGGTTCAACATGGCGATGGCGTACCCGGCACGATCCTTCACGCCCGCCTCATCCACAAGCCGCTTGATGGACTTGCAGATCTTCTTTGCAACCAGAGGGCTCCACAGCTTTTTCTTGTCCTTCTTGGCAAGCGCCTGCCGGTGCTGGTCAAAGTCCATCAGAGCGTCATACAGCCCGCCGGGTGCACCGCGGGAAAACTCGTCAAAGACCTCGGCAACGGTCAGGCTGCTCGGCTCCTCCCGCGCCTCTGCGCGGGGTTTATTATTATTAGCTTTATCGCTTTTATTATTGTCCGGCAACTTGCCGGGGGTCTTGGCGGCAACTTGCCGGGGGTCTTGGCGGCATTCTGCCGGGGGCGGCAACTTGCCGGGGGTGGCATTCTGCCGGGGGTGCTGCTCGGTGCTTTTAACCTCCGGGCGCAGGGCAGTATAACGGTTTACCATTACGCCGTTGACAGGCTCCTGCCATTTGCGCAGCAGACCCTTTGCCTCCAGCGCTTTCAGGGTGCGCTCCACGGTACGGGTGTCAATCTCGTAATAATCGGCAATATACTTGATTGAGCCGTAATAGCAGCCCTGCTCGTCCTGCGTAAAACCCCAGATCAGGCAGTAAACATCCAGCTCAGTGCCTTTCAGATGGTAGTCGGAGATCATCCAGTGCGGCTGCACGGTATAGCTTTCCTGTTTCACGTTCATGGGTTATTCCTTTCTATCAAAACGGCAGGTCATCGCTGTCATCGATCACGGAAAAGTCATCCACGCCGCCGTAGTTTGCAGGCGGGTCTGCTTTCGGCCATGCCTCAGAGCGCGGGGCAGCCTCGCCGCCCTCGTCCACCGGCTTGCTGGTGCCCTTGGAGCCCGCAAAGTTGATATTGTCGGCCACCACTGCAACAGATGTGCGGTTTGCGCCGGTCTTATCCTGATAATTGTTGGTCTGGAGACGGCCATTGATGGCAACCAGACTGCCCTTCTGGAAGTAGCGGCACACAAACTCAGCCTGCTGCCGCCACGCAATAACATCAATGAAATCGGCCTGACGCTGCTCGCCGGGCTTTGCAAAGTTTCGGTCACAGGCAATGCGGAACTTGCAGACGTTCACGCCCGCCGGGGTGGTGCGGAGTTCAGGATCCGCCACAAGGCGGCCCATAATTGCGATAATATTAAGCATTGATATAGTCCTTTCCAACGGCGGCCATCCATGCAGCGTGCGCGCCGGGGCCGTTCTTCTCCTCATATTTTGCCTGCGCAACGGCTTTCAGGGTCTCGGCGCAGGTGGCGTTATAGTGCGGGCTCATGCCCGGCTCATTGTGGTGCTGGTGGCACAGCCAGACCTTGAGGCCGTGCCTCTCCGAAAAGCTGCGCAGCGGCCCATTGAGGACGTGATGCTCCTCCAGCCCGCGCGTGGTCTTTACCGCATACCAGCGGCGGCAGATGTAACACTCCTTTTCTGCCTGAATGATGCTTTTAGACAAGCGGCACCCCATCCTTTTGCGTGCTCTCATAAGCCTCGCGGTAAGAGTGCACATTATCGACCTGATACTTCTGGCCGTTGACAAATTTAATGGTGAACCCATCAATGAAGCCATACCGCCGGGCGGCGTTGATACACTGCGCCAAGCCCCGTGCGGTGTTCCGGTCGGTTCCGTGAGCCATCAGCAGCTTGCAAAAGCGCTTGCGGGTCATTTTCTTGGTCATCTGTCAAGACTCCTTTCCAATAGCGCCCTGACCTCTCTGGATCCTGGCATACATTTCGTCGTAAGGGTACAGCGTGGCCTCCGTAAAGCACTCGGCTTTTTCGTTGTAGACCATCAGGACGCCCTTGTTCCCCTCAGAGTAGTGGCGCAGTTCGATGATGGTACGGACAGCCTGCCGGATATCGCGAGCCTGTGATTTGTGCTGCGAGATCATCAGCTTTTCAAAGCGTTTGCGTTTCATGGTTCACTCCACTCCTGCCAGTAGGCAGTCACTAAGGGATCACTCACGCCCATCTCAGCGAGGCGGTCAAAGATCCCGTCTATCATGTTCTTCATTTCTTGGGTGGTAAAGGTGGAGCTGCCCTGCGTGCACTTGACCGTGTAGCGGTTGTTATCCAGTATCTCCACCAGATGGACAAGGCGGTAACAGCCGCGCAGGATATCCAGAGCGTCCGCCGGGACTTCCAGATAATCCACCTTGGCGCCGTACTTCTCCAGCATCTCCAGATAGCAGTCCTCCGGGGTCACACCGCCGGTGCGCCCGCCGTTGTAATGGTCTGCCATGATGGTGAGCAGCGCCCACATAAGGCTGTTCTGTGCCGTGCTGCGGGCTTTGTTCACCGGCTCCACCGTCAGGGTTATGTGCATGGGCTGACCGTGAGCCAGCTCATCCAGACGCTGATAGATCTGTTTCTCCACAAATTCTCCTGCGTTTTCCACTTCCAGCTTGCCGGTCTGCGGATAATACACTACCGGCAGGCGGCCGATCACTCTGCTTGCCATACCACTTTACGCTCTCCCTGCAGCAGCTGCACACCGATGATGTGCCCATCCTCAGCCCGCAGCAGCTTGTCCACGGTCAGAGCGCTGTGCAGACGGTAGCCCGCCACCGTGGGCGGGTCGTTGGGGTTCTTTGCCCGCTTGTGCACCGGGTCAATGCTGACCTGATCGGCGGCAAAGGTCATGGAGGAAAGTGCCATCACGTCAGCACCGGCACCCCAGAGCGCGCAAGCAGCCAGAAAGCTGCCGTTTTCCTTCCACTTATCGGGGTTAGAGATCTGCAGCTTGCCCGCCGGGGCAGCTGCGTCCTTGATCGCGAAGTTGTTCATCAGCGGGTGATACACGCCCACGCCGCACCAGAGGCGGCCATCTGCGAAGTAGTAGCGCCGCGTCCAGCCCAGCGTGCCAAACGTTTCATCCATGATGTGCAGCACCGCCGCCGGGTCAGGCAGCAGCCGGACGCGCACGGCATCTGCACTGCATTCGCAAATAACCACCTGCACCTCCTGCGGGGCTGTCTGGCGGGGTTTGGGGGCAAACAGGGGAAACTGTACCACCTGCGCCGCCGGGCGCTCCTGTGCGCTCTGGACGGGCTTTCTGCGGGTGGTGCTTTTCGCATTACTTTTTGCGGTTGTAGACATTCTGCAAACGCTCTCCTTTCTCGTTGTAGGATCTCGGATCAGCCAGCGGGTGCTGCCAGCCATACTGCAGGGCACCCTGCGCGGCTGCACGCTGCTGCGGCTTGACGCTCCACAGCTCATTCATTTCTTCTGCGGTGACATTGACGGCGGTGCGGGTGTATCCGGTGCAGGGTACCATGCAGACCACCACGCCGTCTGCCGAGGTGGCATATACCACAGGCGGCATCAGCTTGCGGATCTCGCACAGCAGGCTTGCCTGCTTGGCTGGGGTGATGGTCTTAGGCCACAGCCAATCCTCGTCTAGTAACCATGTAAGTTTGCCGTCAACAAGGACGTTCTGCGCCTTTTTCCATACGCCTTTACGGATCGTGCGCCGCACCGCGGCAGGCGTTTTCCCGTGGATCTCTGCCCACTCCTCAACGGTGACCATTCTTCCCATGGGATCATCTCCTTTCTGTGCTTTGGTACACTGGCAGCGGCTTTTGTTTTACTTCCTGCCGCCATCGGAAGGCTGCCTATGTTCCAGCAGTCACCGACACTACTTTTCAACTGTTTATTACCGGGTGCGAGTCTTACGGATACAAAGTCACCCACCTTTTGACGCAATAGGTTGTTGCGGATTTTTTCTGTTGTGCTGCTTCTGCACGCACCGGCCTATCAAGGCCCGCCGGAGTCCCGTGTGGCCCCAATACCACACATCTTGTCACAATGAGAGAGGCTCAACATGCGGCCCGATCAGATACGACTGATCCAGTCGGTTTTTGCATCTCAAAGGGGGTGGCAGTGGCTCTTGTTTTACCTCCTGCCACCAGTGGAGGGCGCTGTTATCGGTTGCTGTTGCGGTACATCATGGCAACATAGAGCAGATCCAGACCGAGGATCACATAAATCAGTGTTTTCATGGGTGCGCCTCCAGACGTGTGATCTGATAGATGGAGTTATACAGGTAGTGTCTGCCGCCGCGCAGATACTCCAGATTGTTCAGCAGCATCTCCAGATGGTACAGGGCAGGCGGCGGGTTGCTGCCCTTGAGGTGGTAGTGCAGCCAATGGATCAGCTCGCCCAGCTGCGGGTCATTCAGGCGCAGCACTGTGGAGGTCTGAAACTTGTGCCCATGACCATCCACGGCGTAGTACAGGATACCGGCATATTGCAGCCACTCCTGATCTGTGCTATACTCTGGGGTGAGAAGTGTTTCTATATTCTCTTTGAGCTTGTCCGTGTGGCCGCACGGGCAGGCTCTTTCTTTTTGCCCGGTCATAAGCCGTAGACCTCGCGCATAAAAGAGGCTTCTTTGTCGTGGAAGGTCACGCCTTTTGTGTTGCTGCTTGCGATTCTGACAAAATCGTTTTTGACGGCGGCTGCCACTCTTTCGCTGGTGGTCTCGATCAGTGCTTTTTTTGAACTCCGGGGGCAGGTTTTTCTGCTGGATGCGATCTGCTATCGAGGATGCAAGCGCCAGCGACAAGGTTGCCCAGATCCGGCTTTCAGAGATAGGCTTTTCATTCTCGGAGCAAATGGCAAGCTGTCCGTTTTCGTCTTTGATGATAATTTTCATAAAATACCTTCCTTTTCCAGCCACTCCCGCCGTACCTTCTGCACATGATAAAAGTACCGTGGGGGTGGCCCTTTTCTTATTTTTGAGTGTGTTACTGCGGAGTAAAGGCTGTTTTTGTTGACATATCCCATCTGCCGGACGATCATGTCAGCAGTACCGCAGGCCACGATCTCGTCCGTTTTGGCGTTGTAGACCGTGTACCACGACATCAGGTCGTTGTCTCTCATGCGCCCTGCCGTGGCTCTTCACCGTTCAGTACCCAGCGCAGGCGGCAGATCACATCATCGGTTTTCACCTCGGTGCTCCCGTTTTCAGCTTTGCCGGTGTACCATCCGATGGACTGCAGCAGCCGATCCCGCAAAGCGCGCAGCTCTTTCAGGTCGTCCATGTTACCCTGCCTTTCTCTCGTTGGAGGTCTTGACGGTGGTCTGCTGCCGCTTTGCGCGGCGCTTGTACTGCTGGTTCTCGCAGTGCAGCTCGTACAGGGTAAGGCCAAGGCCAGCCGCCGTGCCAAGCACGGCGTACAGCACCAGCGGGGCGCGTGCGGTAGCTGCGCCGTAGGCGTAGCCGCCCCAGACCATCAGCAGCAGGGTGATGCCCGCCTCGGCAAGGTCGAGGGCTTTCATGCCCAGCAGCACACCGCACAGGGCAAACCCGGCAAGGGTGATGGCGTTCAGTTTTTTCATGGCGATCTCCTTTCACTTTACGGCGTCCATCTGCCGCAGCAGGGCAGGGACGTTGATCCTGATGCAGCGGCCGGACATGATGTGGGGGATGTTGCCCTCCTTCAGCTGCTTGCGCAGGTAGCACTCCGACAGGCCGGTGGCGCGGGCAGCGTCCTTAACGTTCATGAACGGGGTCTCCGGGACGGCTTTTGCTTTGCGTGCCATAATAACCTCCTTTATTTCTTTTCGGCTGCGGCGCTTTCCAGCGCGGTCTGCATCACCTCATCAAAGCCGGGCAGGCCAAAGGCGATGATCCTCAACTGGTCGATGCGGCTGTCTAGATTGGCCTGCGCCTGCTGCACAAGGCTTTCAGCTTGCCGCAGGCTGTCACATACCTTACCGTAATCGGCCTTGGCCTGTATGAACTTGGCCTTGTAGTTGTTGCGGTGCTCGATGAAGTCATTCCGCAGACTGATGACGTCGGCCAGGTCGGCTTTTGCATGACCTACGGCGTTGATGGCTGCATTTAGCTGTGCGTTGGTGGTTTCCAATTGCTCAATGTGTTGCCGGGCTTTCACGCTCTCGTACACGCCGTTCTTCCGGATGGCGGGCAGCACTTCACCGGTGACCCAGTGCTTGAACGCCTTGGCCTTCGGCATCTTGCTGCTCAAAATCAGACTGTATAGGCCGCTCTCGTTGATGAGCGCGGCAGGCGTACCGTTGACGGTGAACAAATCGTTCACCGTGACATCTTCGGCATCAACGTGGTCGTGGAGTGCCTTCTGGGGATTCTTATACCCCAGAGCCACGGCAACGTCCTTGCCGACCAGCCACGGCTGGCCGTCGATCTCGACGGTGCGCACCTGCCCGAACTCGGGGTTGGAGAAAATCTGTAGGTCGTTCATGTGGTTTTGTACCTCCTTATTTCCGATTGATTTCAAGATAACGTTCGATTTTTTCGCAAATAGAGCAAATCGCCGCATAAAATTTGACTTTCTGCTCGGTGACGAGTATCTTAATAACTAGGATGACTTTGTCCATGGAACCTCCAAAAGAAAGGAATGAAATCATGAGTGACGAAAAAAGTGGCGGAAATACCTTCAATATCAATGCAGTGCCGAGTTGCGTTGATGAACCGGTAAAGGCTCTTCTGAAACCAAGCGCAAATGAGCTAGGTGGCTTTTTCGGTGATTTGCTGAGTCTTGTGACGGGCAGAGTGCATTTCTCTGCAGAAAAACAGCGGATTCAGCAAGAGCACGATTTGCAGGTATTCAAGGATGAGCTAAACCAAAAGTTAGAGGACAAGCCAGCTGAATGTTTGGTTGAACCTCGTTTACAAGTGGTGGGACCAGCAATGGAAAATGCAAAATTCTGTCTGGAAGAGCCGCAAATAAGTGAAATGTTCCAGAACCTATTGGTAAATGCTGCGGACGAACGGTATCAGAGTAGGGTTCATCCATCGTTTCCTGCAATGATCGCACAAATGTCTCCACTAGATGCAGAGAATCTTGAGTTGTTTCGACAGGCGGAACAGTATCCAATAGTTGAATTTAGATACATTCTATATGACGACACGTTTAGAACGACTCAATCGAATGTGTTTGCTGCGAATCATAAAATGATGACGCATTCGGATAGTATTCTTCAGTCTGCATCTTTGAGTTCTTTGGCACGTCAAGGGCTGGTTGATATCTCGTACACTACATATATTCCGGAAGATGAGCTTTATAGTGTTTTTGATGATTTTGAGATTTTTAATGCGATGAAAAAACAGATTGAACCAGAGCCTAAAGGGGGATACCATCATCCGGAGGATGATAAAAAAGTTGTACGAGCTTCTGCAGAAAAAGGAAGAGTAAAACTTACGCCTTTGGGAAAAACTTTTTTGCAAGTCTGTTTCGATTGTTAAGCAGTAGCCTCCTCCATCGCCCGGCGTTCCTCTTCCACAGGTTCGCCGGGCTTTTTGTTGTTGTCCATGTGGTTGACCTCCTTGTGGGTGGCTCCCTTCTGCGGTATACTTGGGCAGAAGGGAGGTGATACTATGGCAGACGATTCTTATGAGTTTGATGCACTGCCGGCGGAACGGCAGAAATTACTTTTGGACTGGATTCGGCACAATCTAAAGCCTATCAAGTCTATCAATCAAAAAAGCGGTTCTGGGACGCTAAAGCATTTGGTGCAGCTTGCGCCCGGCCAAAACTCGTATTTTACCAACGGCGCATTCAAGGGTGCAATGCTAAAGGCTGGCTATCGGACTGAAAATCGAGAAGCGGTAAACTGGACATTTAACGTTTCTCAGCGTTCTCCTGCCATTCTGGCAGTAAAGCATCCAAAGTGATGTGCAGAACTTCCCAGTCCTCGTAGACGGGTAGTCCCTGATCTCGCAGGATCTTTGCGGCAGTGGTTTTGCCGGTAGGTCCCTGCGGTCCATCAACAATGATTACCTTGTAAGGCCATCCTTGCATCTTGCGTTTGATGCCGGGGAGGGCCTTTTTAAATTGTGCAAAGGTCATTTTCTCACCGTCCTTTTGGGTTGACCTCCTTGTATGAGTCAAATTCCTGCGGTATAATGAAAATACAGGAGGAACTTGAAAGATGAAATATTTTTTGATTGTTTTTGCGGCGATTTTGAGCTATCGAGTAGCCTTTTGTTTGTCTGGATATCTCAGAACAATCTACTATGAAAAGAAGTACAACGCCTATCTGACAGGAAAAGGGGAAATTTTCACACTCTATTCCGCACCTGTCCGTAAACTATTCAAACAGGCTAAGGTTTCTACACCGTTGATTGCGCTCTGCGAGCCAGTTGGGTTCGGAAAGATAAGAACGGCAAACGTCTCCGTTTTTGATAATATGGCAAATAAGCGTCAGGACACGGTAGGCCACATGATGAATAGTTTTGCTCAGGCAAGAGGCTACTTCCGCATGGGTCTGCTGGAATGCTTTTCGCCTTTGTACTGGATTCAGATGATTTTCTTTCTTCCCTTCCAAACTGTGTGAATTTCTGGGAGTCTCCAGCGACAAACTTGCGATTAAGGTTATGCAGGTGGCTTACTGGGTTTTAACTCCGCTGATCCTCTGCTTCCGCACACAGCTCTATAACTTCGTCATCCAGCTGCTTCAGCAGACGTAAAATAAAGCGGCTCAGATAAACCAGCCCCTTGGCATCTACCTTTTCGGCAGATGCCATATTTTTTTGAGCGTCCAGCAGATTGTCCAGAATCTTGTCCGTATAAATCTTGCGACGTGTTGCTATCATCCGTATCACCTCCGTATGCTTTCACGGTGCACTCCTTTTTAATGTCACGATAAGTGACAAAGTTAAGCAAAAAAATCTCGTCAACGGTCTTGCCGTAGTATCGAGCGATTTTTTCCTTGTTCTCATCGCGGGGAATACGCGCGCCAATCTCATACATAGTGAGGGTGGAAAGGCTTAAACCTAGCGCAACCGCTACACTTTCCCGGCTTTTTTCCCCACGAAGTGCAACGAGTTTTTTTGCGATTTTGTTGGAATCCATAATTTCACCACCTTTCAAATTGTCACAAAACGTGACCGCTTGCCTACAGTATAGCACCGCCACACGAAATGTCAACACGTTTCGTGACAATTCTTCTTGACTTTATCACGTTTTGTGATATTCTTGCCATAAGAACGTTATGGAGGTGAACCATGGCAAACTTTGGGTCTATTCTAAAGAACTTGCGAACGTCCAGAGGGATAACGCAGGGAGAACTTGCAACGATGCTTGACGTTTCGCGCAGTACAGTCGGAATGTACGAAACAGGTGGGCGCGAGCCTGATTTTGAGACCATGGAGGCTATTGCTGACATTTTTAATGTCGATATGGACTATCTCATGGGAAGAACTCAGGTGGAACGAAAGCACCCGATATCTCCACCTCGGAAAGAAATCCCGCCGGGATTTCAACCGCTGCCGGAAATGATGCAAGTACCGCTGATTGGCACCATTGCCTGCGGTACGCCCATTTTGGCAGAGCAGAACATCAAGAGTTATATCGGTGTGCCTGCTGCATGGCGGGCGGATTTTGCTCTGGAATGCCACGGTGACAGTATGTCACCCACCATCTGCGACGGTGATGTGGTGTGCATCCGCAGCCAGCCGGAGGTGGAGCAGGGGCAGATCGCGGCGGTGCGCATCGGCGAAGAGGCAACCCTGAAGCATTGCTACTATCAGAACGGTGTGGTGCAGCTGATTGCAGACAACCCAGCTGTCTGCCCGCCTATGGTCTACACCGGTCGGCAGCTGGAAGAGATAGAAGTGGAAGGCTTGGCGGTTGGCTTCTGCCGGGGATTGGTCTAAATAAAAACAGGGGAATGTGCTATTATGCAAAATAAAAAAAGTTGGACGTTTATTGCAGCCGGCATTTGCGGAGTTGGTTCTGCGGCATATTACTATTTTGGACAAGGTCGGGGGATCTCCCTTGCCATCGCCTCGGGTGCTTTGATGGGTGCTCTAAGCTATTTGTGCATCTGTTTTTTGTATGGCATGGTAGCAGGTGCTGGTGAATTTGTGTCCCGTAAGGATATCTTACCTGAAAATGAAAAACAAGCAGCGACCGCACTTGATAAATTTATAGAGAAAAAAGAAAGTGCTGAAAGAAATACGGTGCAAAAATCAATCCTGTCAAAGGATGCAACCCGTTTGCAGGAAACTTTTGAAATTCCGGGAGCGTATTATCATAGAACCAGCATCGCAAAAGTGGCCAACCCGAATCCTGATTGGAAAAAAACCTGTAAATCATTGATTAAAGCAGGAAAAGCAAATCAGAAAATTTATCGTTTTGAGCGCACAACGAAAACAGCCGAGCTTGTTGAAGAACCCGGCAATTCACACGACCCAAATGCTGTTATGGTGACTGTTGAGGGAGAAAAAGTTGGTTATATCAGTGCCGATGAAGCCCTTCACGTCAAAGAAATCATGCGTCAGCATTGTCTGAAAAGTGTTACAGCGGTCATCACCGGCGGAGAATATAAAACTATCACTCCCGATGCTGAAATGATAAAAAACCAAAGCGGGCCCTTTGTCACCGTCAAGATTTGTTATCGGTAAACAAAAATCTCCCCCGGTGCACCAGCGCAAAGCATGGCGCTTGCGAATCGGCAGCTGGAGGAGATGGCCATAGAGGGGCTGGCGGTAGGGTACTGCCGGGGGTTGGTGTGAAATTTTGTTAAAAAGTTGTAAATATCACTTATAAGTGATATAATGATATGGGCGCAGATGGGATGTGGTTAATCTGAATGATCTTGAAACACTGCTACAACTATTGATGTTGCTTGCAAAATATGAAAAATCAATTATTGTTCATGATGTTTTTAAAGATGAACTGGTTGATTTGCTTGCAAAATCGGGTTCCGAAGATAAGTTTTTAAAACGGTTTGAATCGTATATTCGGCAGATCATGGAAAATGGCGATACAGCAATTGGTCCTCCAGGAATGCCAATTGAACACCTTGCCGGACAAAAGAACCTTTGCTCGATGCGGTTCAAACTTGGAATCTCAAACATTCGTATTCTATTTGTCTACAAGGATGGCCTTGTATATCTTTTATCTTCTTTTTATGAAAGACAAGGCCACAGAAACACTGAATATAGTACGCATATACCAGTTGCTCAAGCGCGCTTCACAGAACTCATGTAAGGAGAATGAAAAATGTCGCACAGAACAACGTTGTCTGATCTTATTGCAGCTATCGCGAAAAACATGACCGCTGCCGAACTTGCAAAAGCCGCCGTAAACATTCAAATTCAGCAGATGATTCACGATACCCGCATAAAAAAAGGCTGGACGCAAAAAGATCTTGCCGATAAAATGGGTGTAAAACAGAGCCTTGTATCTCGCTGGGAAAGCGGAGAGTGCAATTACACGATCGACACGCTAATTGAGATTGCAGATGCACTAGGCCTGTCCGTGCAATGCCCTTTAAAGATTGATAGTCAAACAGT